ACGCCAATCCGTCACTGACCTGAATCCAGTGCGCGCGCTCGCAACTTAAAATCGTTGCCACGCCGACATCTGAGTTGACGACATCGCCGGGCATTAGGTTTTTGACTAATTTAGATTTGCCTTTCATTCTTGCCCTCCTTCGTTCTCAATTGGCCGCAAAATGATCTGGCGGTCGATGATGCAATGTATCTCGTGCGTACCCGCCTCGAGCTTTGCTTGCGCGTCGGCGCTAAGTTTAAAACGGGCAAAATAGTGGGGGAGGTTGTTTTCCATTACATAGCCTTTTTGTAGAGTTTTACAGCTTCATCAAGCGGCTCATTATTCAAAATGATGCACTTGGGATGGCGCTCCTCTATTTGCACACGAACACGCGGGGCATCTCTTCCGGCAATGTTGAAGGTGTAAATCTTACCATCGTCAAAGATGGCAACTTTTTTCAAAAGCCGCTTAACGTCTTTCTGAATTTGAAAATCTTCAACAGCTTCATTGACGAGGTAATCAATGCTTGGCTGATAAGAAAAATAATCGTCGCTCCCATCGGTAGCGGGCAAGGTCGTTTCAATTTCCGGCAGCGCTGCCGCATATTTTACAACGGATTTTATTGCATCGCGGTTGCCGCCTTTAAGCGGATAATAAAAATTAGAACCGCCACGCCCATCATTATGGGCGGTGAATGCGCGCTTGCCGTCAACGTAAACTGTTGCTTGGAAACAAAGAGTTTCTTCACTGGCAAACTCTGCGATTTTGACGTTCTTTACAGTAATGTTCATCGTTGCTCTCCTCTGTTGATAATTACTTATAGTAAGTTTTTCTTACTATGTAAACATAAAAGTGACCTTCAGGTTATTTTGCTCCAAATTAAATTTTGAGGCTGAATGCTCCACACATGCTCCAACCAACAAAAAAAGGCCTAGCCGGTTAGAGCTAAGCCTTTGATTTCATTGGTTGCGGGGAGAGGATTTGAACCTCTGACCTTCAGGTTATGAGCCTAAACAACGGGCTCATGCTCCACCAATAAAAACAAAGGCTTATGGCCTATGCCCCTAAAAATACACAATTATTGGCGGGAGTAAAGGGGACCGTGTGGGACTAGATGAGATAAGAGGGGAAAGCTAAATGCTCCAAATTTGCTCCAAACCAAGCACAACCTGAAGGTCAATCTTTGGCCGCGCGTATCTTATCGCGCAACGTGCCGTAATCCATAATGAGACGAGCCGCCGCTGAGCAATCAGCGACTATTGTGTCGCGGGCGCACGGCGGACCTAACTGCTCAAACTCGTCAGCCGCCCGCGCCATAATTTCTGGCGCGTACTCCGTGAGCGGCGGCGTGACGATCACTGCCTCGCCCTTCTCGCTTGTGAGGTAATCAAAATATGCGCCAGTAACTGACGCGGCTGCACCAACGCTACTACCAATTGCTGTTACGCAACCGCTCAGCGGTATAACGAGGAGGCTTATCATCGCGAACAGCATCCATACGCTGGCGCGCTTCTTCCACGGCTTTACGCTGCTTCGCTTGAGCGATTTTCCCCGCCACCCAGAAGGCGGCAATCGCCGGTATGGCAACCGCTGCGCATCCAAAAACAACAAGCCAACCACTCACTCTCCGCCCTTTTCCTTGATGAGAGTTGCGGCGATCCCAGCTAGGGCGCCAACGATCACAGTTATTTGGGTAAGCATTTCACCCGGAAGCGAGATGCCAATTGCGGCCATCACCGAACCGAGACCGGCCATCGTTGACGGTTCCTTTAAGCGAGCCAAGAGCATTTGAGCAAGTATCATTTTCGTCTCCTTAGTATGACCAAATCATCGGTCTGTGGGTCGTGGTTGAGTCGAGGTGGAGGAAACGTCCAGCACCTTTTTGTTGAATTCCAAATCCGGTGAAACGCCCGTCCATCATGGCAAGGCGCAAAAGCTTCACGGCATCGCCACGGCTTACAGCTATGTCCGCCGCTTTGCCCGTTGAGTGCGTGCCGGGTTTTGCTTTACGCGCTTCAATTGGATGGCTTGGGGCGCGATATCCGCTTGATATTTGCATAGGACCAAACTGGTCACGCAGAGCTTGCAGTGCGCTCATAAATTCTTCGTCCATGTCGCACTCGCCTGAGTGGCTACAGGCGAACTCGTTGCGCGCAAAGTTTGGATATTTGCTCCAATCTTCGATCATTTTCGTCTCCAAAACGCTAAACGCACATAACAGCGTTTTAAGCGCCGTCTGTGCGTTTAGGGTTGTTTTTGGGGTATGCCCACCAAGCGCGCGGCTTAACCCCAATGTCGGGGCGGCTCAGGGGCTCGTTTTTTTAAAAACGCTAAAAATTAGTGCTTGCCGTGGCCATTTATCCTGTCACGGAGGCCGTTGGTAAAGTCCCAAAGACTTGTGATCTGCTTGTTAAGCACATCAACCTCAGCTCTAAGTTGGACAATTTGTTCAGCTTGTTTTTGTGTCCAATCGAGCAACCGATGATTGTCCGTTTGCAGTGTATCAACGTCTTTTCGGAGTTCTGACAAAAGCGCATAACTGCGGGCAGCATGATAAACGATTGCGCCAAGCAGCAGTATTTGATCCCAATGCGAGGAGATCATTTCCACTTAATTGCCTCCTCCCAGGTTTTACGCTCACACCCATCTATAAAACGATTTTTTGAGAGTCGTGTTGACTTGCCGGTAATGGTCGCGGTGTTTCGGAATATCACTTTCCTCAACGGAAGAGCAACGCAAGCAACAATGTCACAAGTTTCGCTAGTAATCTTAGTTTTAACCCGAGAGCCTCGCGTGGTCGCAAAATGGAAAAGAGTGCGGTCAACACGCTCAAGTTTGTTGGCGGTCTTGACCTCAACCCTCCAAAATTCCCCGGCGTCAAAGGCCAAGAGATCGGCCCCTTTTGTTGGCGACACCATTGTCTGAATCCCCATCTCAATCAACACGGCTGCCGCCAAATGCTCGCCAGCTTGCCCGACTGTGATATTCACTCAGCGTCGGCGAGGATGGCGGCTAAACACTCCTCTCCTTTTGGTTGTGATATCGTGATAACGGCGCGCCCGGTGAGTAGGTGCATCCAAACCACGACCATCGATTGACTGGAGTCTGTTTTTGAGTCCAACAATCCGCGAGTCATTGGCTCAAACTCTCCACGGGTCATCGCCTCTGAAAGCTGACGATCAGCCCAGCAGGGCATGGTCATCGTTGCCAAATTGTTGGGTGGGGAAATTTTGAATTCTGCCGCCGTCGTTGGTGCGACGAGCAGAATCAGCGCGATTAACGCGCGGATAACCATTTTCGAAAAACCCCAATCATGCGCCCAGCATACCACGCAATCGTGAACGCTGCGGCAATTTCTGGCAGCCAAGATAAAAAAGCCGCCAAGCCATTGAGACCGGCGGCGGCATCTCCAAGATTTTTGAGATCGTTCATATTTCTGTCGGCTTGCGGAAGCAGTCAATCTGCTTAACAGGGGAGTCACCGTAATGCTCGCGCGCCAACAATTTTAACCCGTCAAGATTTTCTCGAACGTGTTCCTGGCAGTAGGTAGCATTAGAAAACTCAAGCGGCTTCCCATACAAGTGAGTCACCGTCAGAGCGTCGTTTTCTGCGTCCAGCGCCACGAACATAAAAATCACAATAACCCACATTGTTTACGGCTTGTCAGGCCAAGACGGGTTGGCTGCGTCAGAGGTATTTGCTGGCAAATCCCGCAACGCTTGACGATACGCTTTTTGTTCGTCGCTCATTGTGAGGTCAGACGATGCCCACCAGTCTGTTTCGGCAAGACGGCGATTTCGTTCCTCGCGCAAGTCCTCCCACGGCTTTGCCGCCTCGTACTCATCAGTCCAAGTTTGCAGCGTTTCAGCAGACGGTACGCCACCCTCGTACTCAACGACAACATTGTCGGAAACAACCCAACGCACTGTCGGATGCTTCCAAGACAAGACTGCGCTCAAGTCGCTCATGCGTCGAACTCCGTGATGTGGATTTGAACTCCAGCGTTGTCACCAAACCGCTCGATACTGTGATGACCCGAGCCGAGATAAGCAGTGCCTGATGTGTTTCCGACCATTCCGAATCTCAATTTGTAGGTTATTTCGCTTGTATCGGCAGCGGTATCCTCGACCATCATCGACATGATGTGAGGCCCATTATTTGAGCCGGGGTTGTTTTCAAAAAAGCAACTCCGTATGGCGCTGGCGTCGCTATTTTTGAAAAGAGCAAGCGCCATGTCGATTTGGGTTCCGGTCACCGCCGCTTGGGCAATAATGTGAACTACTATTTTGTTGCCGGCCTCTACCGGCGTATAGGCAACCGTCGTGTACTGAGCGCCCTCGTCAGATTGCGGCACCGTGTCGTCGTCGGGGAAAGTGGATGTCGTGCTAGTGCGCGTTGCAACATTTGCATTTTGGTATTTGACAACTTTGCCACCACTGACCGCCCCAAACGCGACATCGGTTCCATCCGAAACCAAGGCCTGTCCCGACGTTCCGGGTCCGATAACAGCTGGATTGCCGCTAGCGTCTCCAACAATAATTTTGCCTCTCGCGATGCCCGCCATCTTGGCGAGGGTCACGGCATTGTCAGCAATGCTCGCCTCAACAACTGCGTCACTAGCGACTTTCGCCGCCGTGACTGCGTCGTCCGCGATCATGCTTGTGGCGACTTGTGCATAACTCGGGTCTGTACCGCCAACCAGCACGGTTGATGCTGCGCCAACTGCAAGCCGCGCCGTCGCGTTTGAGCTATCACGGACGATGATGTCGCCGCGCGTCGTCATCGGATCGGCAAGGGAACCGGCGTTACCTGTGCGAACAAAAGACACAAGCACCGCGTCGCTATTACTAAACGAGCCGTTTGACACAACGTGAGTCACAACCAGTTTCACGTACCCGCTGGCGTCAGTACTTGCTCCGCTAATTTTGTAAGTCGCAAAATTCTGTTGCGCGGCCTTTTTGGTGATTGTCACCTGTCCACGGTCGCTCGTTTGAGTGCTATCGTCCCACGTTAAAAGGAACGCAGACACATCGGGGTTCCCTGACGCGGCAGTCGAGTCATCGATAAATATTTGAGAGACACTGCCCAAGGTTCCATTATTTAGCCGCAGCACCCCGGCGCCAGGATCGGCATCAGATGTCGTCGTAGAGAACGTGTAAAGCAAGCCGCCAACGCCATCGGCCCCATCGCTTCCGGCTGCGCCACCGGACCCGGTCGATCCCGTTGCCCCAGTGCTTCCAACAGGTATTCCCAAAGCCAGGGCACCAGTCGTATCGTTAAACGAGACAGTTGCATCTTGTGATGCGCCGCCAGATACCGCCACGTTGCTCACGCTGACAGAGTTCACGCGCCCGGTTGTTGCCTCAATGCTATTTCCATCTGAACTAAAGCTCAAAAGTTTGGACGCGCGCGTGCTGGCGTCATCCGTAAACTCAGGCGTGGTGATGCTGTTCGTCTTGGAAACCTTAAACGAGCGGTCAAGTTCTTCCTGAATGCCTTGGGCGATAAAGGTTAGGCGGTCAAGCCCGTCCTCGTGACTGTTGGCCGGGAAGGGATCGTTCTCAACGTAATCCGTTCCCTGGGTCAAAGTCAGTTTGCGCCGAATGACAACCGTCTCGCCAGATGCTGGCGTGTTGCCGGTCGTAAACGTCACCGTGCCACCCGAGTCACTGCCAGCACCGCTGACGGTGTAATGGGTCGTGAGCGTTTTGATTGTCTCTGTGCCTGCACTTGCGCGAATAATTACCTCAAGATCAGCATCGGCGAAAATCTTAAAGGCATACGCAAAGGCAGTTGTAGAGCCGTTGCCTGAATACGAGTTTTTGGTTGTTGTACTACTTACGCTCAATTTCCACCTCCTTGTGGCTCATCCGGCGATCCGAGTGCCTTTACAAACTCTTCAATTGGCTCACGCAAACTTGGGTCTGCTGCCGTAATCGCCGTGAGCCTACCCATGTGTCCAGCTATGGCATCGGCGTTTGTGATTGGGGTTGTAAGCCAGTTGATGAACTTGGGGCTTGTAATAAGTTTGGCGGCAAGCCTTGGAGCTAAAACGCCCGCAAAAGCACCCGCAACGCCGCCCGTTTGTGGATCACCACCCGCCGCCATACTTAATAAACCGCCACCCAAGGCTTGCAACGACATAAACGTCACCATTAGCTTGCCGCTGTTGCTTGTGTTGGCAAATCTCTCAACGCCTTTAAAAGACGATGCGATTTCTACGAGATTATCTAAACCTTTACGCATATCGGCGTAACGCTTCCCGCCAAACAATGCGTCTTTTGCCTCGTTTGACATGCCCGACCAATTACTCATAAATTCTTTAACAGAAAACACCTCACCGGTAGCATCTTGTCCGCCTTTTCTGGCAAGGCCCATGTTGTTCAAAACACTAGCGCCGATAACGTCCCACTCTTCTGGCTCAAATTGCTGACGCATGCGGCGTAGTTGAGACCCACCGTCACCAATTCGCGACATGGCAAACGTGAACGCACGCTCATCAGCATCAAGTTTTTTGATTTTGTTAAGAGTCACGCCTGCCGTTGACATAAATTTTCTATAATAACGGTCGGCACGAGCCATAGCTTTCTCCGCTTGTGGCCCTGCGTATTTGGCTGCCGCCACCATGTCCAAAGTCATGGCCGCATACACTTGTTTGAAGACTTCATTTTCTGCGCTTGTTGAGCCCGCCAGCACTGGGTCGTCCAAATTTTTTCCCAAAGCGGTGCGCAAGGCGCGCAAATCCTCAAAGCGCACCGTGTTCAAAATTTCTTCACCTGTGCTGTCTAGTTCAATTTGTCGCAGATATCCAAGGGCTTTTCCATGCGACTGATTCAATGCTGCTGGCGCATTGGCTAAGCGCGACTCAAGATCAAGGCGTAACGCTTTAACATTATCAATAGCGACTGGCGCGTCTTTGCCGATCAAGTCCATAACTTTGTCGTATTCAATTCCCGCCTTGCTATCAAACCGCTCCGCCGCTCGTTCAGCGGCTTCTCGTACTAACTGACCGACGCCTTCTTTTGTTCGTGGCGTTCCGATTTCTTTCACTAAATCATCTGAAGCCGATTTGATTTGCGTTAAAATACGTTCCGCCTGCTCTTGCACAATTGAGGCGCTAAACGGACTGCCTTCCGCTACCTTTTCCAAAAGGGCAACAGTGTTGCTGTTTGAGATAGTTGCTGCCGTGGGATCAATACGGAGACTGCGAAACTTTTCCGCAAGCAGACGACCTCTTGGCGTAACGCCGACAATAGCCTTTTTGATTCCCTTTTCAATTAGCTCTACAGGCTTTCCTAAGACCACCTCGCCCAATCGTTGGCCGACCGCGCCTAATCCAAACTCAAATACCGGCTGAGAAGCGCGATCAATTATGCTGCGCGTATCTACACGACCACCAATCAACCCCGCCGATATATCAAACAACTCCGCGCCAACAGCGCCCCCAAATCCAGCGCCAATTGCTGCGCCGCCGGGTACAGTGACAGGAGCAGCGGGGCCACCAGCTAGACCTGTTAGTGCGCCTCCCGCCGCACCTAGTCCCGATGCCACGGCAACTGTTGCCTCCTTTGCCACACTGGCAACATCGCCAAGGTCTAAGCCTTCTGGGTTGTATAAAGTTATCCGTCCGGTTTCTGGCTCCGTATAGACAAAATTGTCGTCGCCGTATGGTATGGCATCAGGGTAATAGCGTTGGATGTTTGCCAAGCGGTCTTGCGGGGCAGCCGAGCCAACGATTGCGCGCACCGTTGCGGGCGATCCTGACTCCCCATCAATGACCGATTTGAACCTGTCTGATTCTAAAAAAGTGCGAACAACATTTTGCCTTTTTTCATCTGTATCCGCTGCACTTGCGGGAATATCGAGAGCAATAGGTCCGTACTCAATCCGCACAAGCTCATCGGCAGGCGCGGGCGGTGCTTGCGGCTCAACAACGCCCTCAGCGTCGTCGGCTACTGTGGCGCCTTGCAGTTCTGACATTATTGACCCGGCGTTTCTTGGCCCAGCGCGTTAAGCCTGAAAACTTTTTTAGGCGGCGCTACGGGCGCGGCAGGCGGCGTGCCGTCTGTGGTCGTTGGCTCTAATTCTGCGTCTGTCGTTGATGTTCGTTGTTCCTGTTGAGGAGCGCCTAATTGAATTGGACTCAGAACAACCTTGTCAGGGTCAAGTTTGTAACTTAGTGCAAGCTCTCTATATTGCCGCTCACGCCCCTGTTGTGTTTTTGTTTGCGCCTCTAATAATCGGCCTGCCTCGGCAACAAACTCTTGGCGGGCTTGCGGGCCTAACGTCGTGCCTTTTACAACGCGATTGTAAGATGCCTTGAAACGCTCAGGAATTGAGGCGGCAAAAGCCGCCGTCCTAAACTCGCTCTCGCGAACCACCGAACCAGGGTCCAGCATTTTCATAAAATTAAAAATTAAAGAAAGATCGCCCGGTGGGCTTACATTTTGCCCAGCAATTTGCACCTTGTTAAATGCATCGCGAACCGCAACAAAATCTTCTGAGCCTTTGATAAATTCTTTGCGCAACGAGGATTCATCTTTAAATGCGCCGCCCCTTGTGCCAATATCAAGGCCTAAAATTTTAGCCTTTTCGCTCATCGTTAAATCGCGGCCTAAAATTATTTGTGCGTTGGTAATTTGTCTCTGATTGTCCAAGAGGCTTTTGTTTTGGTCATCATCGTATTTAATGAATTGACGTCGATAGTTTTCCTGCGCACTCGGATCAAGCGCCACTGCTATGCCAGGAGTATTAAACAACTCGCGCGCATCTTTGATTTGTGCATTTGCAATATACCCATCGAGCGCGGCCTCAATCAGGTCTTGTCTCCCGCCCTCTCGCGCAAGTTCCTCTTGTTCCGTGTTCAAAAACTTTGAAGCGGACTCGCTTATTGTTTGGTCTAACAATTCTAGACCTTGCGGTAAAAAGGTTGGATTTTTTGTTACATCCACAGTAAGTCCACGTAAATCCGAGCCAATCTGCCTTTGCGCATTTTGCAATTGAGCTTTTCGACGCAAGTCGCCAATTTTTAGAGAATGCTTAGTGCGGAGTTTTTGCAAGTTCATGCTCAACTCTGCCTTGCTTTCAGACGTACCCTGATGCGCGTCTAACGTGCTTTGCATCATTTCGTCAGCTTGGCGCATAAAGGTGCTTGATGTCTCTTCTGAGGCCATGTTTTCCTCGAGGTTAAATTGTTGCACTAACCCTTGAAGGCTTGCGTCAAAGTCTGTTTGCGCCAACTCCCGTTGCCGCTTCTGTTCTTTGTCTTGGATGCTGCGCTGGCTTTTTGCGGTCGTTACGGTTTCCTTGACCAGCTTATTGACTTGCTCTTGGCTAAGGTTGTCTCGCGCCGCGTTTAAGATTGGGTCTTGAGAGTTTCCGCTTTGGAAGCCCTCAATCGTGTCATTGATGTCGGCGCCCTTTTGAACCGTATTGGCAAGAGTGGAGCGCGCTAAACGCTCAAAAAATTTGTTGCGCTTTTTTTCTATTTTTGCAGGACCAAAG